TGGGACATGTTGGTCGACGGTGACAATGCCATATTGTTCGTCAGAACCAGCCATTTGCAGCAGGCCATATCAAACGTCGTTAACATCTCTGCTGATTTTGGTCATGAGGTAACCTTGGAAAAACCTACCACCATTTTGGAACAGGTAACTTTCGGGCAAAGTCAACCGGTTTTCTTCAATGGCAGGTATGCCATGGTTCGTGATTACCGAAAGGTATTCTCGAATTTCGCTAGCAGTCACTGCAACATGAAGAACTCCGGGTGGCGCGAGTACGTGAGAGCTGTTGGGGTTTGCGAAGAACACCTGGCTAACGGTTTGCCTGTTATGGGCGCCGCTTTCCGGGCAGTTGTCAATCACCTCGGCGGTTTCAAGCGTATAAGGTTCCATCTTGTGCAGGATTATAAGCTCTTTGGGTTTGACCCTGCCAATGTCCCTTTGCGTCCGGAGATCCGTCCAACTCCCGAAGCGCGAGCAAGCTTCGAGAAAGCCTTCGGGCTCTCGAGTGACTATCAGATCGCGTTAGAGAGGATGGATTGGTCTTCGTTTGTGTGCAGATAGACGGAGGTGAAGCCCACGGTGTCCAGGGGTTGGAGGTTGTTGTTCTGTGGTTTGTCCATCGGACGATGGAGTGACGCCCAGTGGGATCTGGGTGTGCAAGCAGACGGTGTGGCTGTCAGTGGGGGAACCCACTTTCGTGAAGACACCAACGAGGGAAGCGATCGGGGTTCAGGTTAGAGCTAGTTCGACTCGAATAGTTTTGCCCCGTTAAGGGATTTCCCTGGCTTCAAGTCTAAAACCCCGGGCGGAGTAATGAACCTCCCAAGGGCCTGTTGAGATGTGATGTGGTAGTGTCCGCTGCAAAACCCAAGGTACGCCTTGGCTGGCTCAGAGCTACAAAACGTTGAAACAGACAAACCCTTGGGAAAAACCCTGGGATCTTGCTGTCAGAAGGAGCCCCGTGGAACTCGCTGGAAGTGGACAGTCTTTAGAGAAAACGGACATTCTCAGAGATTGTAAAGGATGTAGCCAAGTGCTCTTCTGGTCCACGACAAGAAGCGGATAAGCGCATTAGCGAGTTTGTACACCTTGCCTCTGGTGGCCAAGGCACACAGCACCAATTAGCCCAACTACCGTGCCGCAGGAGCGGACAAAACCATACACCAGTGTGGGCACCAGCAGGTTCTTACCTCTCCAACCTGTGGCTGCAAAGCAGAGAGGATGTCGGGCCGAACCGGGTGGACCATAGGCCTGACTTTCTGGAAAGGGTCCCGGACCCCACATGACGCTAATGTAAAGTGTGGGATGAGCGGTTGTGTCTCTAGTCACAACCAGCCTGGCAAAACCACTTGGAGTAGTGGATTGGGCCTGCCAGGCCAAATCAGCAACAAAGTTATG